CCCGCTCCCAAACGGAGAAAGACCAATGATCCACAACCTGGGGTCTAAGACCTACGTCGCCAGTCTGCTTGGCGCCGATTCCCGTACCACCACTGCCACCGGCACCGGTTTTGACCTGCAAGGGTCTAACGATGCTGAAGGCGAAGCCATCGTGATCCTGGATTGCGAAGCTGGCAGTGGCACCACTCCCACCCTGAACGTCAAGCTTCAGGATTCTGCTGACAACTCTGCTTGGGCAGACATCACCGGTAAGACCTTTACCCAGGTCACCGATTCCGCTGCTGCCCTTGAGAAAATCAGCTTCAATGCCAACGACGTGCGCCGTTATGTGCGTGCTGTCGGTACTCAAGCTGGCACCAACCCCGTGTTTGTGTACGGCGTCTCGCTGGTTTACAGCAAGAAGTACGGCAACTGATCCTGATGGCGATTTCAGATACGCTGGCATTCTTGAACGTTGACGAGTTTGGCGTTACCTGCCAGATCGGAGCCGGTGCAAGTTTTGTTGGCATTCTGGATTCGCCCATGGAGGTGTTGGCGGGAGGCATGGCTTTGAGTCGGGAGTATTTGCTTTACGCGAAGACTTCTGATGTAAGCACTGCCTCCCGTGGCACTTCAATCACTGTTGGCGGTGCTTCTTACACTGTCCGCGAAAATCGTCCAGTGGACGACGGTCTTTTTTCTGAGTTGTTGTTGAGCAAGGTCTGATGGCACGCGTTTACGGTCTTAGCGGCGATCTTGACGACAACATCTACACGTTTGAAACATTGACGACTGCAGGCAGCTCAGCAGCCGTTGAAGTTCAAGCTTCTATGTTTACCTTCCAGCACATCATTGCTGGCGGAAACATCACATTTAAAGAACAAGGCAGCCTTGATGGCACAAACTGGTACGACCTTTCAGACGCCAAAACTAAAGGTACTGGGACGTTTTGTGATCATTACACCGGCATCATGGCGCGTTACATGCGCATCACGGTGACCACCATTGGCAACGGCTATACGCTGAATAGCAAGATGGCTTGCACCTAATGGCTGACACACGCCGTGAGCTGATCCTGGCGCGGATCGCGAGCAATCTAAGCAGCATCACCGGTGCAACGGTTTACAGAAGCCGTGTAGAGCCTTTGGCGCGTGGCGAGGTGCCCGCTGTCATTGTCGAGCCGATTAACGATCAGCCGGTCGATACCAACTTCTACGACAAGCTGGATTGGACGATGCGGGTGCGGGTTACGACCTTGGTTCGTGCTGCTGTGCCCGACGATGATTCAGACACATACACCCAACAGGTGCATCAAAAGTTGATGGCTGATCAAACGGTCAACGGTTACGCGCTTGACTTGACACCTGATCGTACAGATTTCAGTCTGTATGAAGCTGATGTTCCTCTCGGTATCATTAGCCAAGACTTCCTTGTGCGATATCGCACGAGTAGGACTTCACTTACTACCGCGTAAGACCATGGCTAAGATTGAAAAGGAAGTTCCCAATCCCGGAGTGGGCGGCAGTTATTTGTTTGACCCCAAGACTGGGAAACTTACACTGATCACAGAACCCGCCGCTCCTATCACCGATGGCACTGACTCGCAAGAAGTTCCTGATCGCGAAGATTGAGTCAACTTATGGCACTGATCCACTGCCTGTTGGTGGAAGTGATGCCGTTCAAGTAACCAATCTGGAAATCACCCCGATTGAGTCTGACAATGTTCAGGCTGCTTCGTATCAAGGTTTCCTCGGCAACAGCACCCGTGGCACGTTGGTTGCCAACAAGCGCGTCAGCGTGACCTTTGACGTGGAGTTGGCTGGTTCTGGCACCGCCGGCACCGCCCCTGCGTTCGGTCCGTTGCTGAAGTCCTGCGGCTTGTCTGAAACCATTAGCGCAAGCACCAGCGTTACCTACGCCCCGGTGAGCAGCAGCTTCAGCTCCGCCACCATCTATTGCTTCTACGACGGCACCCAGCACAAAATCACCGGTGCTCGCGGGACTGTGAGCTTCAACCTCACCGCTGGTCAGTTTGCCGTTGCCAGCTTCCAGTTCATTGGGATCTACAACGCTCCTGACAACACTGCTCTGAGCGGCAGCTTTACCGTTGCCAACCAGGCTGCAGCCATCGAGGTGAACGACACCAACGTCACCACCGCCACTTTCCACGGCGTCACCAGCAGCCGCATCGAGTCCATTGACCTGGCTCTGAACAACGAGTTGCTGTACAAGGAAACCGCTTCCAACAAAGAGGTTCTGATCACCAACCGTGCGCCTGGTGGCACCTGCGTGCTCGAGGCTCCTGCAATTGGCACCACGGACTTCTTTGCCAAGGCTGTGGCTGTCGCCACCGGCAACACCAGCATCGTGCTGGGCGCTACTGCCGGCAACATCGTCACGGTGAACGCTGCTCAAACCGATATCACCGGTTGCAGCTATGGTGATACTAATGGAGTAATCTCCTTGTCGATGCCGTACCTGGCTCTGCCTACGACGGCTGGCAACAACGAGATGTCTCTGGTATTCACCTGATTCTTTATGGCTTTCGTCCTCAAGAAGACTGCGTCTTACAAGTGGCCTGTGACGGTGGAAACACCGATTGATGGCGGCAAGTTTGAAAAACAAACGTTTGATGCAGTCTTTAAGAAGATGAGCCGCTCAGCCTTCAATGATCTTGTCGATAAGGGTGATGACGCTCTTGTTGATGGGATCCTTGAAGGGTGGGATGGCATCAAGGATGAGGAAGGCAAGGATATTCCCTTTACTCAAAAAGCCAAGAAAGAACTTTGTGATGATCCCTATGTCATGAAGGCGTTGATTCAGGCTTATGCCGACAGCGTTACTGGAGCGCCCGCAAAAAACTAAAAGCCGCCGCCGAGTACTGGGCAAAGGGCGGCGTAGTTGACGAGCGTGAGGCTGACCTGAAGGCTTTAGGTGCAAGTCCTGAGCAGATTGCTGCTGCGTTGGCTGAAAGCAAGCCAGAGCATTGCGAGGTGTGGGAGGAAAACTGGGACATCGTCCTGATGTTTATCCGCATGTCTACGCAATGGCACACGAGCATGGCGGGTTTGACCGGACTGAACTACCCGAGTCTTGAATGGCTCTGTAAGCTGTATTCAGTCAAGGATCCTGTTGCCATCTTTGAAGGCGTGCAGGTGATGGAAATGGCTGCCCTTGCCGTTTTGAATGCGAGCCGCAAATGAGCCAAGTCACTGAACTGCTTGTACGCATTCGGCAGCAAGGTGACGATCAACTCGTCAAGCTGCAAAACACGTTCAAGACGCTTGGACAGCAGACTGCGGCAGCAAATGTAAATTTCAAAGAATTAGCGCAGGAACTCAAAAAGGTTCAAGCTGGTTCTGCTCAGAGCATCAATAACCTCAAGGGTTATGCATCTGCTTGGCGTGAAATCGCCAACAGCGTAGATACAACATCTGATGAGTTTCGCATTGCGCGTCAAGAAGCTGATGCTTTGGATGCAAAGTTAAATGGTTTCCAAAATAATCAACGAGCGGTAGCTACCAACTTTAGAAATATTGCCAGTGCTGCCAATCAAGCTGCCGCTGCAATGCGGACAACAACGGGTTTACTCCGTGACCCGCTAACCGGTGCTTATCGAGGTGTTGCTGGCACTACTCAATACGGGGCGCCAATTGGTCCTGTTATGCCGCCGGACTATGCCGGGCGGATTGCGCAGCAGCAACGAGAGGCTGATGCTCAGGCAAGGCGTGATGCTCGCCGCCGCCAAATCATGGAGCAGCGTGCGGCCTATGCCGGTGAAATCCTAGGTACTCGTGATCCACGCACTGGCGCACTTATTGCTGGTGGCACAGGCCAGTTTCGCGCTGTTGGCACCCAATACGCTCAACCAATTGGTCCTGCATTGCCTCCTGCCGCAAGAAGGCGATTGGGTCTTGGACAAATTGCTGGAACTGCTGGAACGATTTCCGCTGCTGGTGTTTTTGGTGGTATTGAAGGCCTGTTAGGGGCTGGCATCGGCGCTGCATTCGGCGGTCCCTTGGGCGCCGCTACTGGTGGTGCCATTGGCGCACAAGTTGGAATGGCTAGGCAAGCGTTGGGCGGAGCTGCAACATATGCCGCTGAAATCGCCAAGCAACGTCAAGCTCTGCAACTTGTCACCAAAGACACTGGTGAATATCGTCGAGCTTTGCAATTTATTGATAAAACGAGCAGGGATCTTGCGATTCCACAAGAGATTCTTACTCGTCAATTCACGCAACTTACTGCTTCTGTAAAGGGCGCTGGCGGCAATGTAAAGGATGCCGAGAAAGCATTTATTGGCATTGCATCGGGTATTCGAGGCACTGGTGGTTCACTTCAACAACTTGATTCTGCTCTGACTGCAACATCACAGGTATTCAGTAAAGGCAAAGTTTCAGCCGAAGAACTTCGTCAGCAAATTGGCGAACGCTTACCTGGTGCCTTCAGTTTGTTTGCCCAGTCAATGGGTAAAACACCCCAAGAGTTAGATAAAGCTCTTGAAAATGGCGAAGTTAGCTTGCAAGATTTCCAAAAATTTGCGGAAAAACTTTTTGCTGAATATGGCGAAAACGCAAAAATTATTGCAGATGGTCCAGACGCTGCTGGCGATCGTCTTCGTACTTCTCTTTCTCGATTGAATGAAAGTATTGGCAGTTTACTTAAACCAATTGGCGCAGCTTTTCAAAATACATTTGCGGCTATTGTTGGCGCAATTGATGCGGCGGTTCGAAAGTTAAATGAATTTTTCGGTCTTGGTAGGGGCAGGCAAGGGCAAATTAATGACTTGCAAAAAATTCTTAATGTAACAGATCAAAGAATTCAAGCATTCGAAAAACTTGGAGGAAAAGGTGGCACTGGTCTTGGAGTAATTGAAAAAGGTCAATATGACGTTCTAGTCAAACGTCGTACAGAAACTTTTGCACAATTGTCTGCTTTGCGTGCTGCTGAAAAAGCAGCGACAACCGGAACAGGTGAGCCATCAAAAGGATTGCCTGGGATTCAACCAGAAGCGAAAACAGATAAAGCTGCGGAAAAAGCAGCAAAATTGCAAGCACGTTTAGCCGAACAAAGAAATGATATTTATCGCAAAAGTGAACGGTTTCTTGACAAAATTAAAGAGACTACGGAAGATGTTTCACTTGAGACTCGATTACTTGGTGGAAATGCTTTTGATGCTTTTGAAAACAACTATACAAAAGCAGTTCGCGCAGCCAATCAAGAAACTAAACAACTTTTAAAACAAGTCTTTGATCTTGCTAGGGCATACAAAGAAGCTGGTGGTGATTTAAACGTCACACCACTTGTTCAGGCAATCGACGATCTTAATGAAAGCCAGATGAATCTGGCTGCAGGTGAAGCCGCCCAGAAGATGAGCGATTATTGGCAAGGTTTGTCTGACACATTTATTGCAATTACAGATCAAACTTATGCAATGACTCGTGCTTTTGAATACAACAACAATGCAATTGCTGGCTTGGGTGATGGACTGCGTGGTTACGCAAACAATGTTGGCACCGTCAGAAACGCAATGTCTGAGTTGAGCTTGCGTGGAATTAAAGGTGTTGAGGATTCGATTACTTCGCTGCTTGTTAATGGCACGTATAACTTCCGTGAATTTGCTGTGCAGATTCTTGAATACACCACCCGCATGATTATTCAGCAATTTGTGCTGAAAAGCATTATGAGCGCAATTGGCTTTGGTGCCCCAGCAGCATCTAGCCTTGCAGCTCCTTTAAGCAATGTTTCTCAACTCAACGCCAGTGGTATTGGCTTTAATCCATTGGCATTTACCGGTGGTTTTGGCTTTGCCATGGGCGGCATCATGACTGGCAACGGTCCGATGAAACTTCGCCGCTATGCCGCTGGTGGTATTGCTTCCGGTCCGCAGCTTGCCATGTATGGCGAAGGCAGCCGTCCCGAGGCTTATGTGCCTCTGCCGGACGGTCGCAGCATTCCTGTCACGATGAAGAACAGCATGGGCGGCGATATCATTGTTAATGTTGATGCCACTGGTAGCAACGTGCAGGGCAACGAATCACAAGGCAAAGCATTGGCAGGTGTGGTTGCCGCCGCTGTTCAAGCAGAATTGGTTAAACAGAAGAAGCCCGGAGGCTTACTGTACTAATCATGGCTACTTTCAACGACGCGACTTTGGGTGTAGCTACTGGTCAATCCACGCCTGATTTTGGTGCGCAAAAAAACAGTCAGCCAAATATCAACGCAATCAAATTTGGATCAGGTTATGAACAACGCGTTGTATTCGGCATCAATCAAAACCCGAAATCATGGGATTTGACTTGGAGCGCAAAAAGCAATTCTGTTGCCGATGCCATTGAGGCATTCTTTGATGCACGTGCTGGACAGGAAGCTTTTGACTGGACGCCACTCAATAGTGCAACGCAATACAAATGGGTTTGTCGTCAATGGCAAAGAACGCATCAATACGCGGATATCAATACGGTGACTGCAACTTTTGAACAGGTGTTTGAGGCATGACGACACCCACGTCAATTCAGACACAGATCCAATCGCTGGAACCATCAGCGGTTATTGAGCTGTTTCAACTGCAACTGACTGCCGCCGTCAACGGCATCGATACCACGTTCTACTACCACGCCGGCACCAACGGCTTGACCGCCAATGTGGTGTTTGCTGGCATCACTTACACAGCGGCACCGATTGAAGTCGACGGCTTTGAGCTGAACTCCAAGGGCACGCTGCCACGCCCAACCATGCGGATCGCCAACGTCACTGGCGCCATTTCCGCCCTGCTGCTGGCGTACAACCCGTTGCAGGCAAAGGTCACCCGCATCCGCACCTGCAAGAAATTCTTGGATGGCATCAACTTTGCTGGTGGCACCAACCCGACCGCTGATCCAACTGCCAAGTTTGAGGATCAGATCTGGTACATCGACCGCGTATCCAAGGAGAACATCCAGCTCGTTGAGTTTGAATTAACCAGCAAGCTGGATCTCACCAACCTGCAACTGCCCGGTCGTCAAGTTCAGGATTATTGCCCATGGGTTTATCGCGGCGCAGAGTGCGGCTACACGGGCGGCAGTTACTTTGACGTGAACGACAACGCCACCAACGCGGCTAACGATGTATGCGGCAAGCGGTTCAATAGCTGCAAGATCCGCTTCGACACCCTTGGCGTTTCCGACTATCCGCATGGCGGTTACCCTGGCTCCCGCATCCAAACTTGACGCCGAAGCCCA